CAATTCGTTCATGCTATGCCACCTCATAAAAACAATTGACTATAAACCTATGGCGCTGATCTAGCATAAATTCTTTGTCGGCCTCATACGTAAACCGATTAAAGTCTAAGGTGTAGCGGTTGTATCCATCCACCTCAACTTGAGTCAGTACCTTGCCATTGAAGGGCGATATTAAATCACCGTGCTTTGCTAGTTCCTGCTGTCTAGTATCTAGCATGTTATGCCACCTCTCTAAGATTGATTAATTTCAACATCGTTTTACCGTGTGCCGGGTATGCTATCACAGAAACATCCTGAGACCAACAGGCACGACAGGGGCCGCATTTGCCGTCTCTGGTGCTTGACTCACAAACCGTGAGGCTACCATTGCCAGAGTCTAAACTAGGCACAATCGTGCTTGTGTTGCGTCCTGCTACTACTCCACCTGTTACACTGTCCGATGAATAACGAACTACTACGTTCGGCAAGGATTCCATTGCAGCGAACACGGCGTGAAACTTGACAAACTTATACATGCGAGTCGGTAGCCAATGCTTGACCCACGGCGTCGCCTCCATTACCGCAAGTATCTTCTCGGCAAGTTTTAGGCTGTACACGTCCCCGCTATCAAACCATCTAAAATATCGATCGTTGTCTAATTCTGCTACCATGTCAGATACCCAATCAGTACGCTTCCAGTCCTTCTGATTAGACTCGCGCGGTTGTTTGACATTGGGGAATCGATAGTTGCCTTGTGTCGCGTAGCAACCCTTGCAGGCATCCACGAGTGTACCCTTGTCACCTATGCTGCCTGGGCAGGTTGTAAGGGCCTGTAGCGACCATGATCTGCAAGGCATTTTTCCAGCTTTAGAAAGTCTAATTGTCATTGTTCTAATCTCCTGTACAGTCGATTTGAATATGGCATTTTACATTGCGCTTTTGGGCACTACTACTCAAAGCAAAAGCCTTGTCTAGCGCTTCGCGGTTTGTAGCATAGCATCCAAGCAAGGTATAAGACTCATGCGAACTATACTTATCCCATACTGACCACCCTTGTAATCCTTCTTTTTGCACTAGAATATCCTTTTGCATCTTGTGTTGTCCTTGTGTTGTGAATTGTGAAGATACTACAGCAAAGCCCTCGTGTCAACAAGGGCAGAGCTTTAGTGTCTCTATTCGCCTTTTACAGACCGTCTTACAGATCTTGTCATAGGCAAACCAGAATTTAAAACCGCAAACTTGTCATCGCCCATTGTGCCTTCAAACATGACCACCTCGTCAAAGAAAGGATATGTGGATGCGTCTTCGCGGTTAAAGGCTACTATAGACTTCAAAAGTGCACCTTGCTCCCCTGTTACCATGTCGCTTACGTATATTTCATATATGTTGTATCTGTTCATCTTGTGTTGTCCTTGTGTTGTTGTGCCTATTGTTTGCCAGTGTACCCCAAAGCCTTAGAAATTCCAAGGCTTGGCGTTTAACTCTTTGCAAATCTTGTTTGCTTCCCTTATCCCTTTAACCGCAAATTCTTCCCATGTAGTTCCGTCGGTTAGATGTAGGATCTTCTTTCTTCCTGCTACCTGTTGGGCTTTGGGCATGTTGTATAGTCTTGCTATTAGCATCTTGTGTTGTCCTGTTTGCGTTGTTGTTGAGCCTATTATATCGCCTTTTGTTCTTGTGTCAACACCTTTTTAAACTTTATTTTACTTTTATTTTGCTTGTGTTGTGCCTTGTGTTGTGCTTGTCGCTATAGGGTCCAACATAAGTCCACACACTTGTCAACCCCAGTTTACCCCCTGCAAAACCCATGCCAACATGCACACTGGCACACATGTTGCACACCATGCAAGACTCGTGCCAACTTTGGGCGCGCCTCGTGTTGGCACGAATGTTGCAACACAAGCAAAACCCATGCCAACTCTGGACCTGGCACGAATGTTGCAACACAAGCAAAACCCATGCCAACTCTGGACTAAGCGCCGAAAAGTGTTGCACACAAGCAAAACACGTGCCAACTTTTGTCATGCAAGAGTCGTGCCAATAGTTATCCACAGGTTATCCACAGGTTGCCCCATGCAATACTCGTGCCAACTCTGCGCCCTAGCAAGACTCGTGCCAACTTTGGACATGCAAAAGTCGTGCCAATGTTAGGCCGGGGGCGGGGGTTGACTTGTGTTGACAATTGTAGTAGCCACTCAAGCACAAAAAAGGTGAAAACTAGGAAAAAGGAGCCTTAATTAAACACGTGTAAGCCCATGATTTCACTCGTGTTACTACTACTGCCACTACTAAGCCATAAATAGCTTGACTTATGTGAAGACTTATGTTATACTATTGTTGTAATTAGGGACAATTTGTGTTATGACCACTGAACTTTCCGAAGTTAAAAAAAGAGGTCGTGGCAGACCCCGTAAGTCAGAGTTAGCCGCTGTAAAACCCGGTAACAAGGGTAAAGTGGGTAGACCCAAGGGTGACGCCGCTATAATCAACGAGTACAAATCTCGTATGTTGGCTTCCCCTAAGTCTAAAAAGGTCCTTGAGACTATTTTTGATGCTGCCTTGGACAACGACCATAAGAATCAGGCTTCTGCTTGGAAGCTAATTATGGACCGTATGCTACCTGTAGGTGCATTTGAGCGAGAAGTAGTGAAGGACGGTGGTAGAAACGCCATACAGATCAACATTACTGGTGTTGGTACTGTAGACGTAAGCGACGCTAGTGACGTTATCGAAGGAGAAGTAGTGGATGAGTCTTAAGTACTTTACATTAGATGAGTTCAACTGCCAAGTCACTGGTGAAAACAAGATGGAACCGGAGTTCCTACAGAAGCTTGATCGTTTACGTGCTGGGTGTGGGTTTCCGTTTGTCATAACGAGTGGTTATAGACACCCCATAGAACATCCTATTGAATCTGCCAAGGAAGTTCCGGGGACCCATGCCCAAGGCATCGCAGCAGACATACAAGCCACCAGTGCATCCCAAAGATACGACATAGTTAAGCAGGCTTTGGCCCTTGGCTTCACGGGCATAGGCATTGCTAAGTCCTTTGTCCACGTAGACACACGTGGTACTACTCCTGTAATGTGGGTTTACTAATGAAGTTTTCACATGGTCATGAGTTGACTGCTGGCTCCTCCAACACTATCCTAGAGGCTCCCTCTGGTTACGACGCAGTTGTTACTTATTTGTTTGTTTCTAATGTAGGAGGGAGTAGTAAGGACTTTGCTGCACGTTGGGTACATGGGGCTTCTGACATTGACTTTGTAGGTGGCAAGAGTATCTCTGCGGGAGACTTCTTAACCTTTGGTGGTGAAGCAGGAGCTTGGGTAGTACTCAAGGAAGGAGACAAGATCAACATTACTCCTGAAGCTGGTTCTACATTTGCCAGTATTATTTCTTTTGAGTTAATCCCTACAAACCCTAGACTGAACTTTTGATGGATCTTGACATTGAGTTACTGCCGTGGCAACAAGAGGTCTGGGCAGACAACACTAGATTCAAGATTGTAGCAGCAGGTAGACGTACAGGGAAGTCCAGACTTGCTGCTTGGTTGCTTATTGTAAACGCTTTGCAGGCCGAGAGAGGCCACGTGTTCTACGTAGCGCCAACACAGGGACAGGCACGTGACATCATGTGGCAGACCTTGTTGGAACTAGGGAACCCTGTTATCTCAGGTAGCCACATTAACAACTTGCAGATTAAGTTAGTCAACGGTGCAACCATAAGCCTCAAAGGGGCCGATAGACCAGAAACAATGCGTGGTGTCAGCCTTAAGTTCCTAGTGTTGGACGAGTACGCAGACATGAAGCCTGATGTATTCGAGCAGATCCTAAGACCAGCCTTGGCTGACCAAAAGGGTTGTGCCATGTTCATTGGAACACCTATGGGTCGCAACCACTTCTACGACTTATATAAATACGCAGAGCTAGGTGACGACGAGACTTACAAAGCATGGCACTTTACTTCTTATGACAACCCAATCTTGGACCCAAATGAAATTGACACCGCTAAGAAGTCTATGTCGAGCTATGCGTTTCGTCAGGAATTTATGGCGTCATTTGAAGCTCGTGGGTCAGAAATGTTTAAAGAGGACTGGGTAAAGTTCGGAGAAGAGAGTAGTGGTGAAGGGGACTACTACATTGCAGTTGACTTAGCTGGTTTTGAAGAAGTAAACAAGAAGCGCACAAAGAACACTAAGCTAGACGAAACGGCAATTGCAGTAGTTAAAGTGAACCCTAATGGTTGGTTCGTTGAAAACATTATTTACGGTAGGTGGACTCTCGACGAAACAGCGGCCAAGATATTCCAAGCAGTCCGAGACTACGAACCAGTTAGCGTGGGTATCGAGAGGGGTATAGCAAAGCAGGCAGTAATGTCCCCTCTGATGGACCTACAGAAGCGTCACGGGACGTTCTTTAGAGTCGAAGAACTAACCCACGGAAATAAAAAGAAGACTGACAGGGTCATGTGGGCGTTACAGGGGCGCTTTGAGAATGGCTTTGTAACACTTAAGAAAGGGGAGTGGAACTCTAGGTTCTTAGACCAACTCTTTCAG